GCGTATCCTTGATGCTAAGGGTTTCGATGTCTCTGTCCAGAAGAATACTCGAGACGACTGTCAAGAAATTCGCATTCTTGGCGGTCGCAGGGAGATTGCTCGATTCATGGAAGTTTTTTCTCCCGAGCGACTTAGGCAAAAAACTGCTGAAATGTTTGACGATACCGTTATGCGTATCGAGCGGTCAGTAGGAGTTACGCAGGTAACTGCTATCTTCGACGCAGGGGTTCAGCAGGTTGCCAATCTACAAACCGAGACGTCAACATACATTAGTTCTGGTTACTTAAGTCACAATTCGTACTGGTATCCGCTCCTGATGGAAAACGGCGACATGCGAGGGCGCAAGCTACTCCGGTCTGCCTTCCAGCCCTGGTTCTTCTCTATCCTGATGCACTTGTTTGCTAACAGGTATTACGAGCGTTTTGGTGAGCCGACTCCTATCGGTCGAGCACCTTACGACGACGACATTCGCATGGGTGGAGTCGAGATGAAGGGCAATCAGGCGATGGAGCATATTCTTGGCTCCCTTCGCAACCGTAGCGTCGTTGTGCTTCCGAACGAGAAGACCCCGTTCGGCGACGAGACTACGTTGGACTACGATTACCAGATCGAGTACCTTGAGTCACAGATGCGTGGTGCAGACTTTGAGCGCTACATGACTCGACTTGACGAAGAGATGTCGCTAGCTTTGTTCACGCCGATTCTCACGATGCGTACTGCAGATGTTGGCTCTTACAACCTCGGAACCCAGCACATGCAGACCTACAAGCTCTTGCTTAACGCAATCGCTGGGGACTGGAAGTTCTACATTGACTGGTACATTCTTCGGCCGATGCGAAACTTCAACTTTGGTACTAACGCAGACATGCCAAGAATCTCTTTCCGGCGCATGGGCGCTGACAACGAAGAGATGATTCGAGACATCGTTCGCGCTTTGTTTGCGAAGGGTGCAATCAAGACTCCGATCGAAGAGCTGGGCGAGATGGCTGGGTTGCCCCTGCAGGAAGTCCAGCAGTTGACTGACCCCGGCACCGATCAGCCCGGTGATCCGACCCAGCCCAGCCAGAGCCCCGATTCTAGCGGTTCAGCGGGGGGCAGCGATACAGAGAACGCCCTCACGGTCGCGGGTGTCGTCGGGTCTATCAGGGATCGTTTGGACGAGCAGGTTCGTAACGCCTTCCGTAAAAACAAGCTACGCGATGCAACGTTCGACCTTGGTTTCCAGTCAAAGTTCGAAGCTGCGCTCAAGGAGTCGGGTGTACCTCATCCGCTCGAAAAGACTCGTGACTTCTATGATTCAATGATTGCTTTACTCGATGACATGAAGGTCTTGGACTACTCCAGTGCCGACAGTTTTTTGCTTGCCTTTATGAGCAATGCGGAGTGGAAGTACCAGCAGCTTCTCAAGGACGGTAACTGACATGCAGCCTTATGTTAAGAACATCAACGTCCGTCGTGGCGATACGAAAGAAATGTTCTTCCGCGTTCGCACCAAGGTCTGGAATGCAACTACGAACCTTTGGGAGCCGGGTCCATATAAGGACTTGACTGGTTTTACAGTAACTTCTCAGATTCGTCAGGCAAAGTCTTCTTCAACTCCACTTCTGACTTTTGTGTGCAGTCTTGGGAACCAAGCCGATACGGTCAACGGTCGAGGCGCTGTCTTTATGAAGGTTAGCGGTGCGAATACTGCAACAGTTCCTCTGAATATTACAAGTGGTTTTTATGACGTTCAGTTCACAGAACCTGATACAGATGTGTTTACTTACCTTGAAGGCGGAGTAACATTTGACGAGGATGTGACTCGTGCCTGAGACAAGTGGAGTATACCTTGAGCTCTACGATGATGTCATTACTCTCGTAGAAGTTTCAGATACCGAATACCTCGAGATCTACGACGGCAGCTTTGGTTTGCCTACAGTACTTCCTTCAGAAGCTCTTCCGTTTACTCAAGCTGGTCCTTTGGCAGCAGGAATTGGTACTATCGCCTATCCCATCAAGGGAGGGTCGTTTACTATCCTGAGTGTCGCGGCTAGAGTAGGCGGATCGCCTTCAGGTTCTTCAGTTATCGTTGACGTGAACAAGAATGGTACGACTATCTACACAACTCAGGCATCAAGGCCAACGATCGCTCCGGCTGCGAATGAAGCCGTTGTAGGTAGTCACGATATAGCATCTTTAACGACTGGAGACTACTTGACTATCGACATAGACGGGGTGGGCTCCCTGACTCCAGGCTCGCATCTAGTTGTTGTAATTCGACTGCAAAGGATATCTTGATGGCAAGCAAGAAGATTGAAAACATGAACGACGATGAGTTCATGGAGGCGTGGACTACTCTTGGGACAAAGGTCGAAGCAGATCGAGAGTCCCTTCGCGAGTTTTCTCGCGAGCACCAGAAGCGCACGCGGCTGGCCCAGCTCAACTTGAGTCCTGGTGACCTTGAGCTTCTTCAGGGAGTCTCCACAGAGGGCATCAAGTCCGAAGAGAAGGTGAATGACTGATGGTTAACGCACTCTACGGCCCCGGCCGCGAGGGCTTCCTTGCAGGCGAAATCGACTTTGACACCGCAGTCATCAAGGTTGCACTTGTTCGACTCACTGCTGGTGGAGCAGCGGTCTTCACGAGCACTCAGAAGTTCATGTCTGAACTTGTTGTGACTCACACGATTGCTGGAACTCCGGCAACTCTCGCTACCAAGACCGTTACCAACGGCACTGCTGACGCAGGCGATCTTGCCCCTGCTTTCGCTTCGGTAGCCTCGAACGCTAATAACCACGTACTGGTGCTTTATCAGGCTAGCGCCGTCACTGGTGGAGTTGATGTGGCAAACACGGCCCAGCGACTCATTGCCTGGATCGACACCGGTACTAACATCCCGATCGTGCCCAACAGTGGAGACGTAAACATCACCTGGGACAACGGCGTGAACAGAATCTTTACGCTGTAGTTTACCAGCGACCCGGCAGGCGAGAGTACGCGGCTTGATGACCCTGCCGGGTTGACACCCATTATAGACAACTGAGGGGAGGTAAAAAACGAATGGCTCTAACTTTTGTTGCATCTAGCGCATGGGTGTTTGGCACTGGAAGTATCACCCCAACCCTCCCCACGGGCACTGTTACGGGCGACTACGTAATCATTGACCTTGCCTCGAAGTACGACGACGCTCTACTTGGCGGGGCTCCAGTGGGTTGGACGGACCTTGGAACTGCTATCAACACTGGTCGTCTGACAGGTGTCGACAACGGCAACTTGCGATCCCGATGCTTCGGAAAAATCTGGGCGGCTGGCGATACTTTTCCTGCTCTTGCGCCGACGCCAAACAATGTTTCGGCTGCTCACGCGACAACATACCGGTCGGCTACTGGTCTGTACTTTATAGAAGCTGTTTGCGTTGCTGATAACGTTGTTGGAGCTGTTTTGACTTCCGGTACTCAGCAACTCGGTCATACCGCTGGAGACATTCTCCACATCAGTAAGCATCAAAACACCGACGTCGCCATGGGGACCACCTCGACAACCTCGGCTTCATCTACCAACGCGGGTACTCAGGCGAACGTAGCAGGAGTAGGCACCGCTCTTGGTACGGATATGTACGTTAAGTCGAACCGGCAATCATTTACTGTGCCTGGGACGACAATCTCTACTTCAACCGACATCGCCGGAGCGTCTACCAACCTTGTCGGCACTATCCACCTTGTTCGCCTCCGTGAGCGAACTCCTGCCGACTTTCGATCTGCCTCAAAAGTAGACTTTGGCATCAATCGTACTACTACTTCTGTGCCTGTACCTGCTGGTGCTCAGGCTGGCGACATCGCAGTAGTTGGTCTCTATGTAAATGCCGCACGTCCAGTAGTTATTACTTCGCCGACTGGGTTTACTCAGAAGTTTGTTGGCTCAGGCGAGGACTCTTCTATGCAAGTTTTCTGGAAGCGGCTTACAGGTGCCGACACAGGAACCTGGGACTTTACACATGTACTGGCTGATTCAAGAGGTGTTGCAGGTCTTTGGTACGGGCGGGTTACTACAGGTGATCCTTTCAGAGCAACTTCGAACAGTGACACACCTGCTGTCTATCCTTCGACTTCTGTCACAGCGCCAAGTATCAACGCTGTAGCAGGTGACGCCTTAGTCGCTATTTCAATTACTCCGTTTACTTACGTTTGGTCTGGACCCCCCGATCTATCGGAAGTCTTAGACAATGGAAACTCTTTGCTCATCAAAGAGAACCTCGTTGCTGGGGAAACGGGCACGAAGACGTTCTTTCTCAGTGGTACCGATGGTGGCGGTATTGCTTGGATGGGCACATTGAAAGATACTACTATTGCCAGCTCGGCCCGAGCTAAGAAAGTCCATGTCAGCAACCCCGCTGCCTACCGTGCTTCACGATTCTGACAAGGAGTTAAAAGATGGGTACTAACAACCGACTTTATGTTGTGAGGTCTGGGGCAGCTACTACCTCAGTTCCCGTTGCCCTTGTTGCAGCTACTGCTAAGACCGTTCTCTCTGCTTTGGGGTCGGCAGCGGACACAATTTCGCTCAAGCGAGTTAGACTTTCTTTTACGTCAGTAACTGCGACTGATGCTCCTGCGATTGTCGAGGTAGGCATTATTACAGCTTTGGGTACAGTGACTGCCATGACTCCTGTGCAGACCGTGGGTAGCACAATCGCCTCGTCGGTAACAGCTGGATACAATGCGACCATCGAGCCGACCTACCAGCGCATCTTCGACTCAACTTATATTCCAGTCAACAATGGCGTTATGGAATGGTGGTATCCCCTTGGAGAAGAGCCACAGTGCGATCCTGGCCAGGGGCTCGCTATCCGAGTAACTGCTCCCCAGGCACAGAACTGCCTTGCCTCCTTTATCTTTGCAGAGTAGCACATGGCGATCTTGGGTCGGTCGCGCCCGATCCAAGCGACTGTTAAAAGTAGGCTAGCAACGGCGGCAGCTTCTGGTGGAACCGTATCTCCGACAATTTCTTGGGTGAGCGGTTCTGATGACTGGGATACTAATACCGGAACTACCCGTACGATAACTTACGCGGGTCAGGCAGGCGACCGTCTCTTAGTAGTATCTGCGGTTGAAAACGGTGCGGCCGACTGGGTGGCGACTCCTGTTACCAATAACGGGGCCGCTTTGACGTGGACGCAGCAAGAAGTCTTTGACGTTAACGCCGATCAGGCTATGCTTGGGATGTGGTCTGCAACACTCGATACTGCTCGGACTATTATTGTCACGGTTACTCGAACAGCCTTCACTCTGTCGTGGGGTGCAGGTATGTTCGTGGCGGCAGCAGGAACAAGCTCTGGTTTTGGAGCCTCGGAGCAGGCAAACAATGGTGCCGTTGGGTCAGGTGAAGCTTCAGTAGCAATAACTACAACTCAGCCAAATAGCGCTATTGTAGCGCTCAATGTCGACTGGAACGCTCGCACCGGAGCTCGCACTTACAACACTGCAACTGCAGGATCAGCAACAGAGAACCATTACGACGGCACCGCTGCGACAAACTATATTGTCGAGGCGTTCCACTATCCCAACGCCGGGGCAGTGGGAGCCAAGACTGTTGGATTGACATTTCCTTCAACGCAGCGGTATGTTATCGCGGCTGTTGAGATTTTGGGAACAACTTCTGCAGGAAGTATAACTGCATCAGGGACTGGTATAACTCCAGAAGTAGCTTTTGGGAATCCAGCTGTAACAACTTCTCTTGGGACTGCGCCGACTTCAATTTCTTCATCCGAAGTTCACGGCACCTCTACAGCAAATGTTATTCCTCCCGCTCAGGGAATGTCGCCTTCAGGTATTGTTAGTTCTGAAGCATTTGCTCCTCCAGTCTCAACCGGAGTCCTTACGATTTCTCCTAGCGGATTCAAGGACGCAGACGATTACGGAAGTCCATCTCTGGTTTCAATTGTAACTCTTAGTCCAACAGGAATAAATGACTCTCCGTTACTGGGAAGTCCCACTGCTGCTTCAGTTGCAACCGTTAGCCCAAGCGGCATTCTGACTGTTGAGTCTGTATCTAATCCAGTATTAAACTCAATTACTTCTCTAGTCCCTAGTGCGATTCTTAATTCAGAGTCGTTTGGAACTACAAGCATAACGACACTTTTAGTATCTACTCCGAGTGGGATAGGAACAGGAGAAGCATCGGGTCTACCTAGCAGTACTCCTATTACGAACTCCACTCCTAACGCAATTGCCTCGATCGAATCGGTAGGGGTTATAAGCGTCAGTACCGTAGTTACAGCCGCTCCGACTGCAACCCCATCAGTTGAGACTTTCGGCACCCCAAATGTGACTACGGTACTGGCTTTGCTTCCGAATGGAATTGCTACAGGGCTTGCTATTGGTACACATTCTTTGCAGACTGTTTTAACTGTTACGTCTGTTGGAATCAACGACGGCTTTGCATCTGGGACGACATCTATTACTACGGTCGTAACAGTATCTAACATTGGCGTCGCAAGCGTTGAGGCCTTTGGTTCACCCTCTATCGCCAACCTTTTCCAGAGTCAGCCCAGTTCTGTTTCTTCAAGCGAAGCTTTTGGGAATACATCTATTGCGACAGTTTTAACGACAACTGTCCAGGGGATTGAAACTGTGCTTGCCTTTGGAACATCATCTCTTGTTACATTCGTGACACTCGTTCCTTCGTCAATTTCTACATTTGAATCGTTTGGGACTCAAAGCTCTTTGTCTATACTAAGCTCGACTCCAGTAGCAATCCCAACATCGGAATCGTCTGGCACTCCAGTAATTTCTACTATTGCAAGTCTAATGCCTGCAAGTGTGGGAAGCGCAGAGACTTTTGGAACCCAGGGACTGACTAACGTACTTAATTCAATTGCAACCAGTATTATTTCAGGCGAAGCACACGGAATACAATCTATCTTTAATTCTTTGGGAGTAACTCCTCTTGGCATTTCTACTGGAGAGTCTCTTGGCAACGCTTCAATTCTTGGAGTTTTGATTCTGACTCCAAGTGGAATAATTACTGCACTAGTCTTCGGCAGCAGTTCTATCACTGGACTAGTAACTGTTGTTCCCGTAGGAATTGTATCTTCAGAGTTCTTTGGAAGTACTAGAGTCAATGGCGTTAAGGACTTTGTTGGCTGGGGCATCCCGATTGGAATTGGTTAATGTCACGGCGCGAAAAAGAACTTCGTTGCTTCTGCAGCAGAGAGCCTTTGCTGGCTACTTACGGAATTGACAGCGGTGGGAATCTTTTCTTGCACGTGAAGATATGGAAAGCTCGCAGAATCTTTGGCGAGTTGGTAATAGAAGGCGGACTAGTCAAGATTCGTTGTCGAGACTGTCTTAGATGGCACAAGATTAGAGTCATTCAAGATCGTGCCGTCTTGCAAGAGACTGAACAGAATCTGCCCGTAACAACTATTAATTAGCCCTCGGTAGTTGCGTCACCGATGGACTATGTGAGAGGATCACCGTCATGCGTAATCTTACTCCCAGCTTCACGATGCGACGAGACGGCGTTCTCCCGCGTGGTGACTGGTTCAAGTTTACCGACAAAGCCAGCGAGACGCCCAAGGTCTACATCTACGATGAGATCGGGTTCTGGGGTACATCTGCTAGTGACTTCGTGAAGGAACTCGGAGAGATTAAGTCCTCCAAGATGGACCTCCACTTGAACTCCCCCGGCGGCGAGATCTTTGATGGCCTTGCCATCTACAACGCTGTTAAGCAGCATGATGCGAAGGTGACTGTCTATGTAGACGGCCTTGCCGCAAGTGCTGCTTCTTTCATTGCACAGGCTGGCGACGAGGTGATCATGGCGCGCAACGCGCAGATGATGATTCACGACGGTATCGCTTTTGCTTACGGCAACGAAGAGGACATGCTCGATACGGCGAAGGTTCTCAGCCGACTCAGCGACAATATCGCTGACATCTACTCACAGGCTGCGAAGCGTCGTGGATTTGATGACTCGTTTACCAAGGAGTACTACCGCAATCTTATGCGTGCAGAGCTCTGGACGGACGGACAGGAAGCATTGACTTTTGGTCTTGCTGACACCGTCCTCGACGCGGACGACGAGGAAGCAGAAGAGGCCAAGAATAAATGGGATCTCGGAAGCGTCTACAACCACGCAGGGCGAGAGCGGGCGGAGTCGCCTCTGCGGATTCAAGAAAAGATCCGTCTCGAAAACACAACGAAGGGCAGTCGAATGAGCCAGGGTGCAGGAAATACTGTTGACCCCGAGGTGACGCCTGCGCCGGTTCCCGAGGGGACTCCCCCCGCAGAGCCTGCACAGCCTGTCGCCGATCCCGCAGAGCCGGAGGCGTCTTCTGCGCCTGCGCCTGCTGCGGCTCCGGAGAACAAGGCGAAGGGTATGCAGGGGGTGATGATCAACGGAAAGCTCGAGACTGACTGGACTGTG